TAAACTTCGTCAAACATTTCGTTCGTCTTAGCTTCATCTCTAGTCATGATCATATTTTCGATAATACCTTTAACATGAGGCTTGATTGGTTAAGGCATTGTAGTACGCACAACTTCAACTCCAGTATACTTAAAGGTATTACAAGGATCCCCCTCATCATCTAGCTTATGTAGCACATAACGCTTTTTCTGTAAGAAAAGACCCTTATCACAAATAGATTCTCGTTTGAATACAAACCTAGGGCTGATTGTGTTTAGAGTATTTCTCGCCCATGTTTCGATATGTTTATTAAGATAGTCTTCTATATCCTGTACTAAATCATATACCTCTGATTTAACTACAATATTCTTCGTTGCAGGGGAGTGAGCTTCTATAAACAATGGTATATTCATATGCTTAAGTAGAGGGGATATTGTTACGTAACTCGAGTCAGTATCATTGTATATAATAGGGTCATTCTTCTTTAGATCATCATCTGTAAGGTTGGTATGTTCTTTGATATAATTACGCAAAATAACGTTACTCTGTTTGATTACGTCTTGACCAGTTAGTGTAATAGATCTTGCAATATCACCGTCTCCCATTTGAGAGTGTTTGTTACCAAAGTAACCATATATACGATTGATCAAAATCTTAAGAGTTAATTGATAAATCTTTGCTTGATTAATCTTGGTTGGTAATTCTGATATTCTCTTTTCTATTCTACTCTTTTCCTCTTTATCGGTTATCTCATCGACTTTATTCTTAAGCTCTGTTAACTCTTTTTTGAGTTCGATCATCAGGTTTTTCTTCTCTTTTCGAATAGTATAGAAATGCTCTGATATTGCAGGAAAAATACCGATAGGCTCTTGGAAGAATAGTTTCTTAGCTCTAGTGATAGCTATCTTATTCTTCTGAGCCCATTTGACAAAATTGACTTTAGTAAATTTAAAGTCTTCGTTGTTAACAGATTTAACATAAACATAAGTATCGTCAGTAAATGTTATCTCTCCGAACTTAGTCTCAGGGCTGAGATTAAGAGTAATCATCGTTGATGGATATAGTGAATTAGCATCAAACGATATAATATTTTCTTGGAACCCTCTTTGTGGTTCACTCACATAAGCCCCTTCATATTTTTCTGTGCGAGTTACATCTTTGATAAATGTAGGTATAACCCTTGGATTATCTCCTTTACGAGCTTGTATAATAGCTCTCCCATTTACAGTACTAATAGTTCCTAACGCAGAGTTGAATGGGGTTAAACCAACGTATGATAGCATTCGTACGAGATCTAGAAATTGTAACTTCTCATCAAGTTTAGCGAGTAGAGTAACGTCTTGAATATTGTAATCAACAAATGTCTTCCAGTCTTTAACTGCTAGAGTAGCTAGGTTTGTATTTTTAGTATCTACCTTTCTACCTACTCCCTCGTATTCACCAATAGAGTCAAGCTTGTAACTATCTCTCTGACCCATAGAGAAGGTCTTATAGATATCGAGATAGTCTAACATACTAATACCCTCTACAATATACTTGGTTTGCTCTCTACCGAACGCGCCCATAAAGTGTCTTGCATATACAGGGGTTCTAAGTTCTTCGTTCATTGGAGAAATCATATTGCGAACATCTTCTCCAAATACATTATTCAAGCGATTTATAATATAAGGAATATCAAACGTTTCACTATTCCAACCAGACAAAATATCAGGAGGGTCTTTACGATAGAAATTTAGAAAGTTCCATAGGAGATCCTTTTCAGTCTTACAATCAACATAAGTTACATTATCTAATTCTGGTTTATATTCACCCAAACCCCATGAATAGTAATGCTTATCTAGAGTATCGTAGACTGTAATAATATTGATAGGAAACTTTGCATCTTCGGGTTTAGGGAATTCATCTGGAGAGTATACCTCGATATCAAAAAACCAGTTCTTAAGAGGGAATTTGTCAAAACCATCGTCTTCATTTTTATCCCAGTATTGATCAATCAGGAATTGTTGGTAAGGAGTTATATTCTCGTAAATACGATCAATACCTAAATCTTGAATCTTAGTACGTCTATCTTTCTCTGATTTGCAAACAATTCTTCGAAGTTTGGTTCCATACAAAGAAGTAGCTACTTGAAGATTTTTATTATTAGTCTCGTAATAGAAGTAAGGATGATAGCCAACGTCAGTTGTAATTCTTTCGCCGTCTTCCGACCACGTGAATAACCGCATCTTTCTCTCATGCGGCATATATGATAAACCTCTATACATATAATCAGTATAGAGGTTTTCCCTTATTTTACAACTACATTATTCAGCTTATTGATAAGCTTTCTTTCAGGATGGCCATACGGATACTTGTACAGCTCTTCATAATATCCAATGTTATCCTCTAGCCATCGAGATTCACTATATATACGAGCTTTTTTGCTGGCAGCTATATATTTTTTTCTATCTCTAAGGAGATTTTTAATTTGATCAATAAGTTCATCCCCTGTCTTGAACTTAAAATGAGCATTACTGTATGTAACTAAATCTTGACAAATGGTAGGTATACCCATACAACAACCTTCGATAAACTTCAAGTCACTCTTCGCTTTATTAAAGGTATTATCTGCTAGAGGCGCGTAAATTATTTGAGGTTTGAGCTCATGAATTTTGTAAGGATATCTCATAAGGCCTTCCCAGTTATGAAACTCAATCTTTTTACTAACAATTAAGTCTCGGAGAGGAGCTGGAAATCCTCCAAAGAAAACCCACTGAAAGTCATTTACAGTTTTTCTGATAACATCATTAACATGGTAAAAGTCATCTTTGTGTTTTACTCTTGAATCAACATCAAAGTGCGCTCCTGATCCGCAATATAAAATCCTAGGTTTCTTTTTATTATTTTCGTAATTTATAGAAATTTGCTGTTTATCATAAAATCTATCCATCCAGAATCTAGGTACAAAATTTGGAATAACTGTAATTTGTTCATGACCGGTTTTTTCTGTAAAATACTCTTTCATGAAATGATTAGTTACAGTCATTTCATCTGCCATTCGCATAATCTCCATTGAAGTTTGTCTTATGACAGGGTCAGCAAATGCAGTTCTAAATTTGTTATATTCAGGTATATCTTCAATAAAAATAATATCATCAATTTCATAGATGATATTCATAGGATCTTGTTGTTTTTCTTGTAACCCTTTGAGAAAAGACATGTAGTTTTTTTGGCCTTCTGTAGCTTGACGTTGAATTCTTATAGTCTTTACATCTTGAAAGAACCCACCATCTCCTACCATTACAGTACCACCGGCAATATTAAATTTTTGTTGACATTTTAATATACTCTCGGGCCAGATCATTCGCCAATGACCGCAACCAGAATAATCCGCATAAAAATTTAGTACCCTAGATAAATCCGTGGATTTTTTAACTTGTGCTGTCTTTTCTTTCGCAATAGTACTTTGCTGTAATAGAGAACTCTCAACAGTACTAAAAGGCCTTCGTGTGATTGTATTAAAGGGAGATAACATTCTAATTATATGTACTTTACTCTTCTCGTAATTCCATTAGTTTTCTCTAAATATATTACTTCTCCGGAACTCTCTTTAGCAGATTCTTTACGATGAGAAATAATATAAATAGCTTCTTTATATTGATCAACTCTTTCTTTAAGAATATTAAGAACTAATTCTACTCCCTTTTCATCTAACGAGGAATCTAAAAGTTCATCAAACATTACTAAATTATAAGATACGTCCCCTTGCATACGTCTAATGTCCATAAACGTAAATAAGCAAGCAAGGTCTATATTTTTTCTCTCAGCTCCAGAAAAGTTAAAGTACGAGCATTCTTGACCTTTATCATTCTTAATTTCTTCTTCAAAGAATTCATTAAACTTACAAACACAATTTGCATCCATCTTATCAAGATAGTATAGTAATCTACTATTAAGTATGTTTAATATTTTTTTAACAATATAAGATTTAACACCTTCTTCGGATAAAACATATTTTACAAATTCTAGAACTTTGTTTGATTTAGAAAGAGTTTCAACATCTGTTTCGAGTTTAGTTACTTCGTTAGAATATTTTTGTATTTGATTCTCTAACTCAACAGTATTATCGGTTGTATTTCTAATACCTTCTATTTCTTTTTCTAAATCAGATACCTCTTCTTTGATATCATTAATAGTTACTCTTACTCTTTTATTAGCTTCTACAGAAGCTAGAACATCTTTCAAATATGATTTACATTTCTCTTGCTCAGTTTTGTAAATTGTTTTACGTTCTTTTAAAGAATTAATTTGTAAATTTATATCTTCTATATCCTGCTCTCGGTTCTTAATATCATTATTAATTTTATTCTTTTCTTCCTCAATATGATTACGATCATCTGAAGAAATGTTATGTAAACAAACAGGACATTTAGCTTCTTCAGTACCAATACCACTCAAGGTTTTCTGAAATATTTTTATTTCAGCTTCGTACTGCATCTTTTTATGAGAGTAACCTTCGATAGATTTTTCTACTTCTGTAATTTTATTATCAAAAGTTTCTTTTTTCTCTTTTATTGTACTCACCAATTCTAAGTTGGGTTCAGTAATTTGATCTTGTAAAGATAAAATTTTGCTATTTTTCTTATCTATATCAGATTTATATCTTTCGATTCTACTATCATTTTCAGTCTTCTTATCCTCTAATTGTTTAGTAACAATATTCTTATAGTTTATTTGATGTGTCAACTCTTTAGAAGTTGAATCATAGTCCTTAAGAATATCGTTATGTTCAGTCCGAGCAGCTTGAAGCATTTGAGAGAATACTTCAAGCTTAAGAATACCTTCTATAAATTTTCTCTTCTCTACCTTCTTTTGTGCCATAAAAGGTAAGGTAGTATTCAAAGACATAATAACACAATTCTGAAAAAGCTCTTGAGATGCACATAGAATTTCTTTAATTCTATTTGTTGTGTTAATTATAGTACTCTCTGTTTTATCTTCATCGTTAATGAAAAGAAAACATTTTGTAGGTTTTAATGATCTAACTATTTTATAGTTAGTGATATTACTATTTTCTGATATAGAAAATGAGAGCTCTACGTATGTACCTTTATTAGTAATGTTGTTAATAATATTACTCTTAGGTATTTCTCTTATGGTCTCCCCAAAGATAGCAAAGTGTATACTATCAGCAATGGTGCTTTTACCTACACCATTTCTCCTATCAACCTTATCTTTATTAT